AAAGAGAACGATACCTGCGAGTATTCTTCAAGACATTGATCCAAATACGGTACCTCCTGATCCGAAACAGGTGATTGCTGAGTCGAAGGCCGAGATTGCGAAGATTAAGATTGACCATGAAAAACTTAAGGTAATGAAGGCGGCGTTGGGCGTGCAGAAAGAAGGCACCAGCGTTCGTAAAGAAGTGTTGGATATACTAGAACAACTCTTTAGTTGAAAGGGGGTGAAGACATAATGAAGATCAAGACCGACGAGGCTCAGCCCATGAACGAGCGGGAAGTCTCGAAAGCGCAGGTCTCGCCCAGAGGGGCGGGTGCTGATCGCCAGCCGGAACCGAATATGAAGGTGGAAAACGGCCAGGGGAACTACAGCAAGCACAAAGGTTCGCCACGGAGCTAAGACCAGACTCATTCACAGACGGTACTCGACCGAATCGAGGCAAAGGGGAGCATACTCGTGAGTCAAACCCAGACCACTACCACCGTTGAGAAAACGGGCGCGGAAGCCGTACAGATTCTCGGAAGTCAGGCTACTTCCACAGAAGTTGCACCACCGATTACGGAAACAGTTGTTCAAGAGGCAGTCGTACAAGAACCGAAAGAAGGCACGCCAGAATGGGCCACCAAGAGATTTGGTGAACTCACTTCACAGCGAGAAGAGCAGAAACGAATCGCTGATGAAGCTATTCGGGATCGAGAGTTTTATAAGAAACTCGCATTGGAGAGACAGGGCCAGCTTCCGGCTGATCCCGCTGTGGCTCCAAAGACCACCGAATTGGTTGCACCCAAGCTGGAAGATTTCACCGATTATGGTGATTTTGTCACCGCGTCGGTGAATTATCGAGTGAAAGTGGAGTTGCAGAATTTCTCGTCTCAGATGAGTCAGAATCAGACGAGGGTTGAGCGAACTCAGAAGTTTCACTCGGCGGCTGACGCCTTCAAGAAAGAGACGCCAGACTTTGATGCCGTCATCACCAGTCCGACGTTTGTGCAGTCTGAACCTGTGGTCGAGGCGATTCTTCACTCGAACAAGGGACCGCAGATTGCCTATTTCTTGGCGAGAAATACGGAAGTCTTGTCTCGGTTGAATCAGTTGTCTCCGTTTGAAGTGGCGCTGGAAATCGGACGGATTGAAGAGAGGCTCACGCCTCCCAGTCCAAAAGTAGTCACACAATCTCCCAAGCCACTCCAGAATGTCACTGGCGGTAATGAAGTTGTTGCAAAAGATGCTAAAGACATGAACATGGACGAATACGCGAAAGCGAATGAACATCGCTTTGCGTGGCGAGGGGGGAAAAGGCGATAAAAGGGGAGTTAAATGGCTAATACAATCATCACCCCTGCGATAATTGCCAAGGAAGCCGCGCTTCAGTTGGTGAATAACCTGGTGTTTGCTCGGTTGGCGAATAAGCAGTTCAAGAACGATTTCGGCGTCAAGGTGGGAGATTCGATCTCCTATCGGAAGCCGGTGAAATTCTCCGCAACGGATGGGGCTACTCTTGCGCTCCAAGACGTGACGGAAACCTCTGGGACCATTACCATCGACAAGCGGAAGCATGTCGGTTGGGCCTGGAATGCAAAAGACCTCACCCTCTCGATTGATGAATACGTCGAGCGGTATGTCAAACCCGCTTGTATCACCTTGGCGAACCAAGTTGATATGGACGGAGCAGCCCTCTACAAGGACGTGTATAATGCGTCTGGTACGGCTGGGGGTGACGTGGAATTCGCGTCGATGCTTGATACCAAGCAGAAGATGACTGAGTTTTCGGTCATGCTGAACGATCGTTTTGCGGCGCTTTCTCCGGCTGCATCGAATTCTCTGGTCCTGTCTCTTACAGCGAATGTCTTCCAGCCTTCGATGATTGAAGATATCACCAAGGAAGCAACGCTTGGTCGTCTTTCGGGATTTGATCTGTTCGAGTCTCAGAATGTGCCGAGTCACACCAAGGGAACGGCGACCACGATCACGCTGGCGTCGAATCCTGCGGAAGGTGCTTCGTCCGTCAGTTTGACGGCAGGTGGAAATGGCACGCTGGTCAAGGGTGATATCATCACCTTCGCAGTGTGCAATGCGGTCAATCCGATCAGCAAGTCTGACCTCGGCTATGCCGCGCAGTTCGTTGTGACCACCACGACCACGGTGACCACGGCGACCTCAGTGCCGATCTCACCCGCAATGAAGGCGGCAACGGCGTACCAGAACGTGACGGCTCTTCCGACGACCGGTTCTAACGTGGTGACGTTGGTGAGCAGCCATAAGGCGAACCTTGCGTTCCAGAGGAATGCGTTTTCGCTCGTGACGGTGCCGATTCAGGCTCCTGACGGTGTGCCGTGGAGTGAGACGGTGGAATATCAGGGCATGAGCATCCGCCTGATTAAGGACTATGACATCACGAACGATCAGGAGATTGTTCGTCTGGACGTGCTCTACGGCTGGACGGCGACCTATCCTGATCTGGCGTGCCGCATCTTGGGCAACTCGTAACCAGAAAAGAAAGGAAGTATCATGGCTATCACTTCAACAGAAACATCCACGAAGGAGTATCTCGGTCACGAGTCTCCTGATGGGGCGGTGCTTGGAAAAGCCACCACGTCTCTCGTGGCGTTCCACGGCTCATCGCCGGTGGATCAGGGTGCGGCCTTAACCGCTCAACTGACCACCATCACCATCGCGGATGCGGCTGGTACGCCTGACTATGCACTTCAGGCGCTTACCACGTCGTCTCCGTATGGCTTGGCGACGTTGGCAGAGGCAGTTACTCTGCTGTACGTCATCAAAAATCTTCAAACGCGAGTCGCTGAACTCGAAACCCGCCTGACGGAAAAAGGGTTGGTGGCTGCGTAAGAGAAGCGTCCTAGCTGGGTAGGCTCAAGAAGAGCCGAGGATATAGGTGAGGGTGGGTGGCAGCTAGGTTATGGGTGGTGTAGGTTGGTGAGTCTGCACAGCAGTAATCCAACTGAGGGCGTGCGATGCACGAGGGCTCTTTATGAGCAATATCTCTTTGTGTTGTGTGTTTGTCATCTTGAAATTGATCTGTACCTTTTGAGGAATGAAGCATGACCATCCAAGATATTCTTAACGGGGCCTTTCAAGAACTGGGTGTTCTTGCCACTGGAGAAACACTCTCTGCGGACATGTCGCAGGATGCGAAAAGAAAACTGAACTTAATGCTTGGCTCGTGGTCCATTCGGAATATCACGATACTTGCCATGATTGAAGAGTCATTTACTCTGACTGCGAACGATGGGGACTACACCATAGGAACGGCGGGAAATTTTAATACAGATCGTCCGTTGAAGATTGTGAACGCATCTCTCGAAGATGAAAACGATCTGTTTACCACAATCGAACTTATTGGAGAAGACCAATACTCGTCCTACGGAGATCGAGCCATCATTACTGGTCCTCCCTCGCACCTGTGGTATAAGCCGTCACAACCACTTGGCCGTATCCGGCTTTATCCACTCCCTGATGCTGCTGATACGCTCCATATTACTTCCCAGAAGGCGTTTGCTTCGATCACGTCCTTGAGTGCAGAACTTGACATTGATCCTGTTTCTTTAGAAGCGGTTGTATACAATCTGGCGGTTCGATTGGGGCCTGGATATGGAGTCACACCGAGTCCTCTTGTGATTCAGACAGCCCAAGACCTCTTTGATCGGTTGCTGGTGTATTCGGCTCCTGATATGACTATGTTCCCTGATACAGGAGTTCGCAGCCGTACACCCTCTTCCATTTATACGGTTGACTAATGGAACTAGAGAACTTCATTGGTGGTTCTTATCCTGCTGAGAGTATCAACATCAATACTCAGCGGACGATGAACCTTGTTCCGACCTTGGGTGGACCGGAAGGAAAGACACCTGTGATGCTCCTGGGGGCTCCAGGCTTGGACCTGTGGGCATCTGTGGGGGATTCTCCGATTCGTGGAGCCCATGTGGTCGGGCACCGGCTGTTTGTGGTATCAGGCCCAACTGTCTTTCAAATTCTGAATGATGCGTCATCGACTGTCGTAGGGACACTTGAAACGTCTGTAGGGACAGTGAAGATGGAGCACAATGCCAACTCAGAATTGGCGATTGTGGATGGACGTTTTGTGTACGTGTATGATTACAGTACCTCTGTTTTTGCCAAACCAGACCCGCAGCCTGTTGGTCAGCCCACGTCGATTGCGTTTCTTGACCAGTACCTTATTGTCAGTATGCAGGACTCCTTCTTCTTTGCGCTGAGTGACCTCAATGATGCGATGACGTGGAATCCGGTTCAACTCGGAGCGGCAGAAGCTTCTCCAGACTTTCTTCAAGCGGTTTGGACCATGCACCGGCAAC